GAAACCATACCTCTACGATCTGCTGTCTTCACAGGATTAACCCACAAAGACTTCTTAGGTTTAGTGTGTGCTTTAAATACCTCAGGCTTAAATAGTACCACAGCATTTCTTGTAGCATTTCCCATTAAAGCGGGGTTAAGGGTTGTGGCAAATCCATCAAACCCTAACTCATCATGGAGAGTCTTGTTTAAGAAGTCGTCAAAGTCGCCAAGTGAATGAACATCGTGGGCATCTCCCTGCAATTCAAAATCAAGGTTATCTTTAAACTGAGTAAATGAATTAGCTTCATCAAGCTCTCTATTGACTCTATTTAAAAACTTTGACCTAGAGTCCATATTTGTTTTTGGAAACTTATCAAACGATGCTAGTAGAGCTTCTCTTATATCTGCCTTCAAAGCAACAAACATATCATCAGTTAAAATTTTAGACCTCTTACTTAACTTTGAGGCAAATACCTCACCTACCTTATCATCAGTATTTCTCATAATACTAAAAGTATTATCTATTGGGCTTACTCTGTTACTAGCCTGATTAAAGTCATCTACCAAAACGAGAGTTCCTGTGCCTTGGTCAGAAATAATATCAAACTCTTCTCCACCTAAATATCTACCAACATAAAACTCCGCCTCATATATACTTGCAGAGTCTAGTTGCCAGTGTAGGTAGGGCTGTTGGTCAGGTCTAGTTCTATACTCACCAAGCTCCATCATGTGTACTGGATGATCTGGGTTAGGCTTCTTACCATTGGCCACATTCACTGTTCCGTGAGTAGCTGACTTATCGAGGACTTCCTCAGACTTTGAGCCGTACTGTTTAGTGGTCTGATTTGTTATATCTTTAGCTTTTCTAAATCCCTTAGTTTGAAGACCTGTAGAAAGTATCCCACCAAATACAGTAGAACCTACTACGTTAAGGACTCTTGTTTTAAGATCAGTCTCTCTATTTATTGCCTCTTCTCCCATAGGGATAAGTGCGGCATCAGCAACCACAGAAAATGCAAATTCCTCAGCCATATTTGCTGCGAATATATGTTTTACTGTCGCACCTTTGACTACCTCCTTCATGGCGGCTGTTCCAAATAAAGCAGCCCCCTTAGTAAGAGCCATTGATGTACCCACTCCTCCTAGGAGATTTATAGGGTCTACGAATCCTGAGAGTAAGTTACCTGAGAAATTAGCTACAGAGCCAATAGCTCCATAGTCCTCACTAACATTCTGAACCCTTGCCTGTATAGCCTCAGCCTTTAAATTTTCGCTTAGAACATTACGGGCGTGTGCGTCAGATATTTTTTCTTCGCCCTCTTTAAAAGCGTAAGGTGTATTTGTAAGTCCGTACTTTTCGTTGGCTGCAAAAGGAGACATATACTGATCCCCTGTTTTACTAATTCGATAATTACTAATAGCATTTGTAGGGGACGCTTGGATACCTTCACTAAAACCTGCGCTAAGCCCATCTAAGATAGATGTGGATAGTTTTAGATCCTCGCCATCTGAGCTTGAGTATCTTTGTAAATCGGCTTCACTCCAAGACATATTACCTCTTATTCTTATCTAAATCTTTTAATCTCTTCTTCCAGAAATTCTGAACCTCATCAAATCTTTCTTCTACCTCTTTTTGGGTTTTCTCAGACCTCTCTTTTTGGGTTTTCTCATCTCTCTTTTTAAGTTCTTGGAACTCCTTACCTTTTTCGATAGCCGCCTTGAAAGCAGGACTTTGCCTAGCAAATGCGGCAGATGCTTGTATTCTATCGTCTGTCTGTATTTCAGCTTGTATTCCTGAGAACTCAAGAGCAGCTTTCTTAGCCTTAGTATATTCAATTAAATCTACTTGGGAGCTAGATGCTCCACCTAATAAAATCTCTCTATCAAGTGTTGCTGATCTTTGCTTAGCTGACTCTACTGCTGTATCAACATCATCAAAAGCTCGTAACTCTCTTCCTGTATCGGGGTCTACAAAACTATTACTTTTAATAATCTTCTTAGCCTCGTCAGTAGAAACAGGTTTACCTTTGTATATAGTAGGCACGTTATAAAACTTTCTACCTATTTTAATTGTCTCTGTTCTTTCTGTAGATACAGAGCCATCTTCATTTTTAATTACTACTCTTCCTTCCTCAGTAACAGGGTAAGGAACTTTCATAGGAATTGGCACCATATCACGGTTTGTAGGCTGTATCATTAAACTAACAGAGTTTGACTTACCATGATTTACTATAACTCTCATGTCACTTTTAATCTCGTTGGTAAACTTTTTGTTACCCTCAGCAGAACCTAGCTTCATAGCTTTCTTAGCTATATTAGAATACTTGGTTAGTGCAGAATCTTCACCTGACATTAGGATTAGAACTGCCCAATTAATTTCAACCCCCGCTTTATCTATATACTTCATCTTGCTTAAATCATTAACCATTGAGGAAAGCTCATAGTCATGTGGCTGAAACTTATCTAAGTATTTCTTATCTACCATTAAAGCTCCCCTATCTGAGGAGGCTGTACGCAACTGTTTCTGAATATCTGATAATGCACGATCATAGGCATCTCCGACACTTGACTCTCTATTTTGTGAAAGTATAGCAGCGGCTCTATGTACAAGAGCTTCCTTACTAGCTTCATATAGGTGGACATTTTCTCCGCCTCTCCCAAGCCTAAGACCCGCAAGATCCTTATGTACCTTTGCAAGAATGTCGTTTCTGAAGTTATCTGCACTATCTATTTTTTCTGCTGTTATTAGGGACTCTATATTATCGGTGTATTGAGCAGCATCCTTCATAATTTCTATTTGTGTATTCTTATCTGTTATTCTAACTGCTAATGCGGCAGAGGCAGGGACAGTCTTTCCACCATCTCTAGCGTATAGCTCCTTCATAACAGTAGGCCCATTAGGCCCTAAGCGTTCACTGAAATTATTTATTAGAGCTGATGCCTCAGCCCCGTCTTTGTCTGCTATTTCTCCGTACTGCTTTACAAAATTATCTATCATCTCATTAGGCATTATCTTAAAGTCTTCTGATGCTCCACCTGTCTTTTTATAGTATTCTTTCGCTTGATTCACAGCCATTATTTGCTGTTGGGGATTCCCACTTAACAGAGCATTTATATAGTTGCCATCACGGGATGCGTATTGTCCTCCATTATCGGTCTTCAACTTATCTCTGTAAGCCGATACGTATTCTCTAGCATGTCTAGTCATTCTGTCACGTACATTCTCTACCCCAACCTCATTAATCTGTGCGTTATCTTTATGGGTTGTTAAGTACGTTTCAATTTCCCTATCTATAGTCTCGGTAATCTGCTTCAAACTATCTTTTGGGTCTTGTAGAGCAATAGAAGCACCAAGCATCTTGCCTGATAATACCCCTATTGATTCTGCTTTATCGTCTACTGTCTCATATTTTCCACGAGGCTCAGTTAAGTTTGATTTTAATAGAGATAAGATAGTGTCTCTATTTTCTATAAGGTCTTGAGGATCATCTGCATAAGTAGCAACATCTTTCTCACCCTCTTGCTTAGCTTTAAACCTAGCCTTTTCAACGGCAGCAATAGTTCCTTTAAGTTTTCGCTCACTAGCTATTCTTAGTCCTTCGTCTGGTATATTGGCTATTCGTTCTTTTGCTTCTTTGACAGCCTTGTTCTGTGCCCACATAGTAGGAGAATTAAGAGCAACATGCTCACTAGCCTTTAGTCCCAATAGATTATCTAGGGCAAGGGCTTGCTCAGCCACACCCTCATTACCTAGTACGGGTATAGATAGCTCAAGTTTATCGTGGTATTTTGCAACTAGCTCAGATATATCCTTTCCACTTTTCCAATGCTCAAGAATATTATTTCTACCTTTCTTAGTTGTACCTAGATGAAAGTCATATATTTGTTTTGACTGTAGTGCGGCCATATTGTTCTGATCTTTTTGCATTTTAGCAAAGACATACTTAGTGTACATCTGTGTAGCTACGTGATCGTCCTCACCTAATAGTGCTGTGGCCTTTTGATGAAATTTATTCGCTACTCTACTAAACTCGTTAGTAATCGAAGAAGGTTCTTCAGAACTACCCAAAGAACCTGATGGATTCATCTTACCGTTTCTTGACTCTATCTTTATGTTTTCTTTGGCAGACTCTACTTCATTGTTGTACATGTCTTCAATACGAGCTGCCTTCTCCAATGAATCAGCACGACTTTGTGCCTCATCAAGTTTGTTAGCTATGCCCTTAAACTCTGATCCGAGCTTTCTTAGGCTTCTAGTATCTGGCTTATCTAAGGCTACAGCACCTCCACCAACTCTGGTACTAGGCTCTTTTCTAAATGTACCCTCTGGTATTCTAACCATTATTCAACTCCCATAGTAAGCGAAGAGATTCTACTTGACTTTAGTATTTCACTGAGGGATTTGGGTTTTGTTTTAGTTTTGGACTTTGATGAACGACCTGCACTTATAAGTTCTCCTGTAATAGATAATGCAGTATTAATTCCCGCATACTTACTTTTAAGTGCTTGTAGAGACTTCGCTACCTCTAATTGCCTAGACTCATAGTCAGCCTCACGCTGTCTTATCTTCTTGGCCTCCGAAGCGGCTAAGGCTGTCTCAGTAATAACATTTATAGCTGACCCCTCTAGCTTAACTCCAGATTTTATAAAGGCTGTTTTCTGTATGGCTTGAACAGATTTACTTTTTTGTTCAATGCCTTCTATAGATAACTTTGCCCTTGCCTCTACCTCATCTTGTCTTTGTGCTAAAGAAGCCTCATTTATCTGAGCCTGAGAATATTCGTGAAATCCCTCTGCTATTTCAGCACCAAGAATTGAAGCTGTCCCGACCCATTTATTTTGTGTTGTTGTTCCGTACTGACTTAATAGTTGTTTGTATCTAGATTCAGCTAATATAGAAGCTATATTTAATTGTGTTAATTTAGCCATCGTTGCTTAGCCCCCTTAAAGCTAAAGATGCTACGTAACAACCCTCAGCCTTACTGTTTTGTATATGTATTACCTGCTCAAAATCAGGACTACCTGTGACAGGAATCTGCTTAATTCCTGTATATAGCCCATCAAAATCAACTTCTTCTGAGTTATACCCATCTGTACTGATTTTAAAGCTCCTAGTTTTATAGACACGAACACCTGCTCGATCTACTCTTTTTATTCCTAGTTGTGCAGAACCCCATTGTTGACCTGCCTCTATAGGCAATGTTGCAATATGAAATTCGTATGTTTGTCCGTAAGCAACTTCCGTATATACCTTTCCTAAATCGTATGTCGCATTGCCATCTGCTGTAAAGGTAAATTCTTCTACAGCACCACCAAATACTCCAAATACTGTGACAGTCTCACCTAACTGAAATTGCTCAGTTGGGATAGTCTGCACATCTCTTACGAATGTGGGGTATATAAGATCATCTGAAAGAGCAATCCCTGATCCAGTTATATTTATATAGGTATTTGACTGAGCATCTACTAAAGATAATGCCAATCTCATACCTGCATTACCAAAGGAATCTTTAAAAGGAATCACATAGTATGGAGTAGCGAGGGCAAGCCCTGTGCCAGATAACACGGAGGCATTAGAGCAGTTAAATTCTACTGTATCGCCTATCTTTAGTGTTGAATAGTTATATGGTACATGGTCATTAATAGAGTCGAATATTGTTACCGAGTCTTCTGAGTTAGTAGAGTAAGTGTCTGAATTAGAAATAATCCTAGCATTATCTAAGTAGCTAAGTTTATCAACCAATTCAAGTAATGGACTAGACACAGGTGGCTCTGCGCTTGTTATCTTATCTAAGTAAGTTGCTCCATCTCTCTGTACTACAAGGGACATATACTCTGTTCCGACTTCTTCAATAATATACGAACAGTCTAAAACTATCCCGTCTATTGGCTGAAGCATAAATCCTGCTGTCTGTGTCTCTTCATTTATTGTTAGTGTGATAAGATTACCTGCATCGGTAACTACAAAAACAATGGAGAGTTCTTCGTGCCAATCCATTCGTCTAATAGAATCATTCTCGAAAGGATCACCATTTAATATAGTTAGTTCCTTTGAAACAAAAGAACCGTTTTGATCTGAATATTTGAATAAGAATAGTTGTCTTCTTCCCCTACCTACCAGTAGTATTGTGCTATCAAACGCAAGAGATAGATCATCGTAAGAACCATGAGAAGTATGCGCCCTAGCAGAAAAATTCTTTTGCGAGAGTGCCCCACTATTTCCATTTATTAAGAACTCTTGTCTATCAGTACCTACTAAAAAATGTCTAGCGGATTCCATAACGGAAATCTGTGAACTATTCTTCGTTGATAGTGTGAATTGGTATGGGTCAGTCTCTAATATATCTCCTGAATATGGAGGATCAAAATTAGCTGTCTGTGCAGCAGTATCTCCTGACGAACCTGTGATAGTGTATGTTGCAGTTCTTCCTAAAAATCTCTTATCTAAAAAGAAGAAAGGGTCATTTGTTTTAGAACCCCACACAGTAGATTTATTTTTACCTGCATTAGAGAATACTAATCTTCCCTCATCTACAGCAGCCCTCTTAGGGTATCCATTTGAACCTGTCCATAATGAACCAGACCACTCATCAAACCATTGGCTATTAGCCCCACCTGATTGAATGATGGTATATACCCCAGAAACTATAACTGATAGATCAGCTAAAGCATCGAAGGAAACCGATCCTGCTAAAGTAGTGGGGTAGTAAAAGAAAGACTGCACATCGGCAGTTGCGGCCAATAAGTTTCCTGTGATTCTATACATACCTGTGCCGATTCTTGGGGCACCATTTACATAACAAATTCCACTTACTCTAACCCAATCTCCAACCCCAAACTCATCTAGTAGTGAGAATCCTGTAGCCTCTATTTGGGTCGCCCCTGTTCCAGAGTTTACATTATTCAACCTAACTTTTTTTGTAGGTGAAGTATTTGTTTTGCCTTGTGGATACGAATATGGAGAAAGAGCATCAAATAGTTTTATCTCCTGTAGGGTAGGCTTATTAACTGAACTCAATCCGATACGGATAAATACAGGTGAGTGCCCATCTTTATGAGTTATAACAACCCACTCATCAAATTTAGTTATACTAAATCCTCCTACTACACCTAATATATCTATAGACTGATGCACCTGATTCCCATTAGCATCCAGTAATTTCCATTTTGAATGGTTAGCTGTATATGATGGGTAAGAGAAAAACATAAGGTAAACCGATCTATCAGAAGATAATCTAACAGACTCAACCTGTGCAGTTTCATCATCAGATAATTGACTAACTGAGCGTAGGCCAAATCGTTTATATGCACCGCCTTCCTTAGCAACAAAACCGTTCTCACCTATACTAAGGCCTTCACTATGCTCTCTAATGTCCACTCTTCCAAATAACTTCTTAGACAGTACTCCCGCCTTAAAGCTACTTAGGTTAGTTATAAATTTCATTACGGTACAAATCCATCTGGTAAAACTCCGCTAGGGATATTACTTCCCCCACCGATACCAGTTACCCTGCTGTTTTCCCACTCATCAAATCTGTAATCATCTGGAGTTACTTCCATTGAATTGAATGATCTAGCTTCTGCTGTCCACACGGCACACTCATCGAGGAGGGATTGTTTGAGGGTGTTACTTTGTGTGAGGGCGTAGCACAAATCAGCAGCCAAAGCACAAGCAAGAGCCTCTTTAAAGTTCTCATCATAATATGCCTCTGGGGTTTCAGAAGATATGTAAGATAGCCTAACTTCATCAAGCTCAGTGATTATATATTGTTGCTCTACTTTATAATTATAGTTTGAATTAATCCCTATAATACGAATATTATCTAGGGGGATATTAAATAGGTTTCTATCCCCGAACTCTAATGAAACTCCTGATGGAGATAGCAACGCCCTCTTGATAGCAAAAGTCCAGAGATGTGACCTAAGGACTCTTTTAGCAATTTTTGGGTACTGTTCTTGGCAAAGTCTTGCCACTTTTGAGTCATCAGTTAGGGCGTTTATTCTTTCCGCCCCAAGTTTGATTAGTGCAGAATTACAAATATCAACAGAAACCGACATATATACTCCGATATAAAGGGGGAGGAATAAACCTCCCCCCATTATAGACGATTAAGTAGAGGAACGAAACCTAATCGAGTAAATACTCAGCAAAACAGAATCCTGATGCCGAAGCATCAGCATCTAAACTGCAAATTAAGTCTGTCTCAGAAGAGATTTTATCTCCAACTGCGATATTGAAAGTAGGAGCCGTTCCGCCTCCACTTTCTGTAATCGCTAGAACTCTCGCTCCTGCGGGAATTTTACCAAAGTACACATCGTCAGAACCAGATGCTCCAGAAAATGTATCGAACATAACTTTCTTACGTCCTCCATATTCACCGATAGCAGCTTGCTCAGATGGAACTTGGATAAACTCTTTATTATAGTTGCTTCCATATACGTCAGCCATAGTTTACTCCTTATTCTGTAGTGATTATTTCAACAAATTTCTTTTCTTCAAGACGAGTAGCACCCATAGACATTGAAGCGTAAACTTGTTTAGCATAATGTTTTTGAGGTAACTCATCAATTCTACCTTTAACGTCATCTCCAAGTGCAAGTAAAAGTCCTGAACCTGCGAAGGCAAAACATTGTCTTGCTCCTGACAAGATAGTATCTCCACCTGATCCGACTGTACCGTTAGAGGCATCAAATGTAGTAGATGCAAGTGTTACAGGAAGTCTTTCAAGTCTTACAAACTTGAACCCCATAAAGGTATCAACTTCACCATTAACCAATGCTCTAACTACGTTGTAGTCTTGAGAAGTAATCTCAGTCTCACCAAGTAAATTATCAATTTGCTCAGCCTGACACACGACATAGAGAGGCTCCATATCGACTTCATTTTGGTGGAATTTCTTTTTAATAGCTCTTAATGTTCTTACATTAAGACCAGATGGAGTAGTTCCATTGAAAGCACCGATTTTTTGCGAGTTTGGAAGAATGACAGGCGTTGACCCATCCTTTCCTGCATAGCCTGTTCCTAATGCAGCAGAGATAAGAATATCATCCATCTGTCTACCCATAGCCATCATAGCTGCTTTAGCATATTGAGACTCTGGATCATGGATAAGTCTTAACTTATCTTCTTTATCCACTAGATCAGCCCACGTATAATCTTTCATTGTTACACGTCTTCTTCCATGTGGAGTTTCTTGATAGGTAGTATCTGAATGTCTACCGATCTTTTCTTGTGCTTGCACATCTCCATAATAATCGAAGAAACCTTCTTCTCCGTTTAATGATTCAGTTCTACATAGACCCCTTAATCGTGCAGCTTTTTGCTGAGATAAGTGCCATACGTTTGAACTAAACTGCTTTACCATATGTTCTGTTACGAAACTTGACATATATAGCTCCTGTTAGTTTTTAGTTAAATGTTTGTTTTTTCGACTGATTGTCCGCATGGCGGGTCTATCTAACTTTCTATTATTACGGGGTCTGTAAAGATTGTCCCAAGAAGGTCTTAGGACAATCATATAAGATTAATCGCTAGTGTCAAGCCTGTTTTGCAGCCCCTACTTGAAATAATTTAGATACCTCGTCTACAATCCGTCTATGGTCGGGGTGCATACTATTATAATATGGCCCATTTAAGTCTCCCATAATACCGTTTGCCTTCTCCATAGCCTCGCTAGGTGACATAGCATAGGCAGGTTTTCCTGCTTCCGAGAAGTTATCTTCCTTCAAAAAACTATCTCCTATCTTAGCGAAGGCCTTGATAAGATTAGGGTCATTTCCTAAACCTGACTCATTTAGATAGGCTTTAAGATCCTCGCCCCCAAATTCATTTACGGCCGCCTTAGCCTTAAACACATTCTGGTCGAAGGCATCTCCCCACTCTTCTTTTAGTCCATTGAGCCTATTAGCCGACTCTTCTTGTTGGGAAGCCTGTTGCTCATCAACAGCATTTTTTGTTCTGTTGCTAAAGAAATCAAACATTTTTTGGGCCTGATCTGGTAACATCTTATTATCATAGGCTTCTTGTTTGAAGGCATTGAAGAAATCTTCTTTGACTATAGACTCCTCTCCCATCTGAATATCATATTTATCGAACTCTGTGGGCAAACCTAGCTTACCATAAAACTGCATCCACTCCTCATTTGTAGAGTTCTGGTTAGGGATAACTGTCTTATCTGCCCCCATCTTTCTTTGTGCGTGTACATAAGATTTAACTAGAGATGGAATGTCTTGGATAGCCTTTAAAGACGTATCACCAGAATACTCAGAATCTAGTCCTTCAATACCTGAAAGCCACTGTGGTAAACCTTCAGCAGGTGATCCACCTGCTCCTCCGTCATAACTACCCGCTTGGCTTGCGTTTCCCTCATCGCCTGTAGTAGATGTGCCAGTGTTGGCGGCATCCACGTTTCCAGTAGTATTAGTCCCGCTACCTTGTCCTCCAATGTCTCCTCCTAATGCTGTTTCTTCACTCATAAATTTCCCCTTGTCGTTCTAAATTCTCAATGTGTTTATCGAGCTGTTCCATATTTGTATTTGTTGTTTTTAGTATTCTAATGACAACTCCTCTTGCGCCCTCGTTGTAATGTGTTTCGTAGGGGTCTTTGTCAAATGTAGTAGTCATCATGTGGCAGGATTTCATAAGGTCATTTAAAACTAACTTACCATCTTTACTATCAAAAACACGTTTGTACGCCCTGATAGTTTCCTTCATCTTTTTTGATTCAAACACTAGTTCCCCCTACTGTCCTGCTTGAGATACCTTTTGTGAAGTATCTGCCATTACATTATCTTGTTCATTCTGCTGAGCTTCAAGCTGTTGTTCTGCCTGTGCTTTTCTTGCTTTTTCAACATCTTCTTTCTTTCTAAGAAGTTCCTCAGGTAAGCCGAATATCTTAGCGTGGTATCTTAAAGCCTCATCCCCACTTATGTTATCTAGCATTTGAGGTTGTAGCTCTATTAGAGAGCCTACAGATTGCATAACCCTTGTAAGAGTATCTGCTTCACTGGCTCTCTGAGCTTTAGAAATCTGAGAGATATAGACTACATCAAGCTCTCCTTTCTTAATCTCAGCAGGTACAGGGCCAAACATTTGCTTTCTAATCATAATTCCGAAAACTCTATCAATAATAGGTTTAAGTAACTCGTTATTTAGTCGGCCTAAAATCGGCCCCATTGTTCTTAGTTTCTCTTCCGTTCTCTGCATAACTTCTGTGGCTGTCATCTGTGGGCCATCTTGTAATTGAAGTTGGTCGATAAAGAAGGCTTGTCTAACTCGAACTCTAATTTGCTCGATCATCTCAGCGTTAATATCAACTCTAGCATTATGTACTAGTGGCTCAATCCTATCCTTAGTTCCTGCTCTGTATACATTAGTACCGCCTGGCGTGGTGCGTAAAGGAAGTAGGAATCCATTATCTGGAACCATTAGTGGCGGATCAGCCGATTTCTGTGCTGCTCTTATAGCTGTTCTCATCATGGCATTAAGCATCTTAATATCTGGAAGTGCCTTCATCATAGGACAACGCCCATAAATCTCACCAGAAATTTTTGTCCACCTAGGAACAGCAAAAGGTTTCTCGTTGAAAGAACCTTCCTTCAATAAAATAGGTTTCTCTTTAAGGACATGGTAAGAGAGATATCTTTCTTTAGAATCTGGGTCAGGCTCAACAGCGTGAATGATTTTATATTTGAGTGTATAGTCGTGATCGTGACGTAATCTAAAGTGGTCATTTTTAAGGGTATCTTCACCGAACTGCTGTATGATTTGTCTCAAGTCGTACTCGTACTCTCTATAAATAGTATCAATCTGACCCTTAAAATTTTCTTGTACATAGTTTCCATATATTGGACGAGAATAAAAACGAAAAATATCTTCGTCGTCTTCGTCAATGAATAAAGTGTTTGTTCCTAAACTTCCTAAATCTTGGTAGGTTTCATGTATTTCCTCTTGGAAGTTTGAGTTGTTTAGTGCCTTAACAATCTTGGTGACAGCGTCTTGAAGCCATTGATTAACTTCTTTAATACTATCTACTTCTTTTTTTCCTGTGCTTAATCCAAACCAAACAGATGAAGGATTAGTAAGCATAGAATGTAGGGCGGAAGAAAGAAGTTCATTAGAATGTATTGAAGTAGAGTCATACAACTTATTGTGTTTGTCTTCTCCGACTGTTGGGTGGCCATATACATTATCCTTTCTAGGAATACCAAATTGTGCTAACTGCTCCCAATATGTGTCCCAATTAACTCTCATAGAAACTAACTTCTCGTGCTTCTGTATGATAGCCTTAGCCTTCTCTTCATCATTTTTAATATTCTTTATTTGCATATTAATTTCCTAGTAATGATCGAGTTTGTGTGTTTTGGGTAAGAACAGTTCCCTGTTCAGAAACTTTCTTTGCTCTATTTGAACTACCTAGAACTGTACCACCTTGAACAACTCCTTGTGCTTCTCTTCTTGATCTCTGCTCCTCACGGACAAGCTCACTTTGATTTTGTACACTTCGCTTGGCTGATCTACTTTGGGCATCATTAAATTCATCAATCTGATCTGCTGACTGATATATCGCCATACCCGTTTGGATAGCTGCTAGTGCTATTAGTGCCCAATCCATTTAAACTCCTAATTCATCGTAATCCTGTACAATAACCACAGGCGTATCTCTCATATTAAACCTATTCTCAGGTAGCTGCAACTCAACTGCACAGGTTCTAAAGGCATCTGCCCCATTTGAAGCCCAGTTGTGCATTGGCTTATCTACAAACATCTGATTTTTTGAATCATACTTACGTTGATAGTTTTTTAACGCCTCTAATCCACGTTTACAGTTTGTGCCATGAAAGTAAATATTTTTCTGTAATAAAACTCGGCAAGCGTTAATACCATCAGCAACATTCTGCCTAGGCACAATATATGTACGAAGCCCAAAATCGAGTAGAGTCTCTTGTCTAGTTTTGCCTGTTCCGAGTTCTCTAGCAGCTCCGTCATGGGGTATATTGTGAGTATCATAAATATATGGCCGATTCTGTATTTCTTTGGCGTAATACTCTAATCCTACCCCCGCATTTTCTATATAATCAATAACATGTATTTCCTTTCCTACTTGTTGAACAAACCAGATAGCAGTAGAATCAGATATACCCAAATCCCAATAGGTGGATACAGCCATATTTGGATCAAAAGTAAAATCTTCCAACTTACCTTGTTTTTCGAGCGCATGGATATACTTCCCATAATAAGCACCTAATAGTGCGGCAGAGAAAGAACATTCAAACTCCTGTTCATATTCCTCTTCGCTCATTGTAGCACGTGCTTCGGCAAGTTCTTCCTCATCCACAACACCTGTTTCCGATGCCTTATACATGGCATGATACCAATTCTTTCCAGAGGCCACTAATTCCCAAGCAGCGTGATAGATATTGTAAAAATGATTTTGTCCTTTTGGTGTTCCAATAAATATGGCCCAACCCTTTCTGTCAGATAATGCAGGACGGATAACCTGTCCCCAGATAATAGGATCACACTGAGCATACTCATCTAAAACTGCTCCATCAAGATATATACCTCTTAGAGAATCTGGATTGTCTGCTCCAAGTAGCATAAAGCGTATATGGTCGCCACGGTCAGGACGAGGTATATCAATTCTAAGATCAGCTTCATTTGCTTTAGCCTGTGGAATCCCTCTAGTGAAATCCTTTAGATATTCCCATGCAACCCTCTTAGCTTGCCCGTATGTAGGGGCAATATAAGAAAATTGAGGAGATTTGTGGTCACACGACAACGCTCGTTCAATCATCTCCATAATAGAGAAAACTGTCTTACCGAATCGTCTATGACAGACCAATACGTTGAATCTTTTTAATTTTGCGTGAAGAACTGCTTGAAGTGCTCTAGGTCTATAGCCTAAATCACAAATCTCCGCACCTTGCGGAAGATCATTGAGGGCTACATAGCCATCTTCTCCATCTTTCCATTCTGCACTTCTAAGATCGACCAACCTAATACTCCTCTACACTGCACCCTTTACATTTATATGTCTTATAAGATTACACTTCATAATAACGTCTGTGTCTTGGGTCTTCTTATATATAAGCCTAAGCTTCATTCCTGTTGGCAGTAGCGACAAATATTGTTCAAAATGATGTGTACCATCAATAGCCGCAACGTCTGCGAACTCATTTAATAGATTACCTAGTGTATCAACGACCTGAAACTTTATCTCGTCATCTACAGTAGAGTTTTTTATCTCGTATTGAACACCTGTCATATAAGATGAAACATTAACAGAGTTGTATTGAACCTGTTCTATCGTCCAATCGAAAACGTTGTCACCAATTATAAGCGTATCTGATGCGAACAGTTTCTTAAATTTTAATTTATAATGAGTTTCTTCTCTCATCTAATCCTCGTAGTAAGTGACCACATGCCCCTTGGCTTTTTTATTGTTTATAATAATTTCAAATGAAGTGCTGAACTTCATGGGGTATTTAGGGTGATGTACAAAACACTTCTCGTCTTCCATATATCCGAAAGGTAGCTCAATA